CTTGTTGTAATGAGTGTGGATGTTCATTAACATTTAAAACAAGATCTTTAGCAGCTGATTGTCCACTTGGTAAATGGGAAGCTCTTGCTACTGTAGAAGAAGAAGATGTATTAGATAACCTTAAAGATTAATGCTATGTATGAAAATTTAATTAATTATGATCCTCTAAAAGAGGGAACTGTTTCAGGTACAGGTTCTGGTGTATGGAGTCAAATAAACAGTACAATGCCTTATGATCCAATTCCAACACCTTCTCTATCAGAACTTATAAATAGATTAAATAAATTAGAACTTGATAATAAATGTTTAAGATTAAAAGTACTAGGCATGGAAGGTAAGTTTACAAAAGAAGAAGTAAGTAATATTAGAAAGATGCTTATGTCAGAAGATGAAGCATCTAGAACATTAGCTGATTCAATTATAGAAAATGTATAGTTATGAGTATAGTATTTAACGCATCAGATCATAGCTATAAAAGTATTGATGGTGCAGAAGCAATTGATTGGATAAGTGTAACTACAATTATATCAAGTTTAAAAAAAGGATTTGATGCAAAAGTTATATCTGAAAAAGTTTCTAAAAATAAAAGATCAAAATGGTATGGTGTTGAACCTAAAGACATAGAAGCTATTTGGAAGAATGAAGCAGATAGAGCTACTACTTTAGGAACATATTACCATAATCAAAGAGAAGATGACTTATGTTCTTTTGCTTCTATAGAAAGAGAAGGAGTTACTATTCCTGTATTTGCACCATCTGGTGAAACTGATGGTATTAGATATGCCCCTTTACAAAAACTTGACTCTGGTATATATCCAGAACATATGGTTTATTTAAGATCTGCAGGTATATGTGGTCAATCAGATTTAGTTGAAGTAGTCAATAGTAAAGTAAATATAATTGACTATAAGACTAATAAAGAAATTAAGACTGAAGCATTTACTAATTGGGAAGGTGTATCAGAAAAAATGCTTGATCCTATAAGTCATTTAGATGATTGTAATTTTAATCACTATGCATTACAGTTGAGTATTTATATGTATATTATACTTAAGCATAATCCTAAATTAAAACCAGGAAGAATTTTTATACATCATATTACATTTGAACAAGAAAAAGAAGACAAATGGGGTTATCCTATTGCTAAGTTAGATCATGATGGTAATCCAATTGTCAAAGAAGTTACCCCTATGTCAGTACCTTATCTCGTAGATGAAGTAATTAGTATTATGCATTTTCTACAGAACAACAAACACAAAATTAAAAAGAAATGATAACAAGACTATTTGATGTACAAAATGGAGTAGTAGTTCCAACAGAACATTGCTATACACTCAAAGCTCTTAAAGATATAATGGATAACTATCCTGAAGATCATCTTAAGATATATCTTTATTTGTTCTATATGAGTTGTCCTAATCCAGATATGAATCCTTTCTTTCATACTCCTGAAATAGATAAAGAACCTATTATCTTACAAGAGATACAAGCAGAGTTTTCTCCAGAAGAAGATGATATATTTATTGCATTACAGTTTTGCCAAAGAATGTATGAAACTCCTACATCAAGAGCTTACAAAGGTATGGCATCTATGTTAGATAGATTAGCTAGATATATGGAGACTACACAGATTACTTCAGGAAGAGATGGTAACATTAATTCACTAGTTGCTGCAGCCACAAAATTTGATCAGATTAGAGCATCATTTAAAGGAGTATATAAAGATCTCCAAGATGAACAAGCAAGTAAAGTTAGAGGTGGACAGGGATTAGCTTACGATAGTTAATTATGAGTCAAATATACGAAGATATACCCTGCTGGGATAATGGTGATTGGACTACAGTTAGTTATAACTCTAGACAAGAATTTGCCGATATCATTCAAGAACTCTTTAAAGAACCTGGTCAATATGAATTTGATGAAACAAGTTTCATATTTAACGAACAGTCTGTAAAATTTAAACAAAACAATGTATATTGTACAGCACCTTTTAAATCTAAAGATTTTATTAACTACTGGGATAATGAAAAACATAAATGTAGAAAAGGTGTATTCTATAAAAATAATGGTAAGACGTGGTATCTAACAAGAGATTACTACATGTGGTTAAACTTCTTACCTATCTTTGATAAAGAAGAACAAAACTTTGGTTTTGCTAAAGTTAGAGATGCACAGTATCATATGGCAATATATGAACTATTAGCTGAACTAAACTATCAGCATGTAGCTATCTTGAAGAAACGTCAGATAGCATCATCATACTTTCATATTTCTAAGTTACTTAATCAACTCTGGTTTGAGTCTGGTGTTACTCTTAAAATGGGAGCTAGTCTTAAAGATTATATCAATGAGAAAGGATCCTGGAAGTTTATGTCTGAGTATGCAGCATTTTTAAATGAACATACTGCATGGTATAGACCAATGTCTCCAGACAAAGTATTAATGTGGCAACAAAAGATTGAAGTTAGAAAAGGAGATAGAAAGAATGAAGTAGGTTTAAAAGGTACTATGCAAGGTATGTCTTTTGAAAAAGATCCTACAAATGGTGTAGGAGGTCCGGTAAAATACTTCTTTCATGAAGAAGCAGGGATTGCTCCTAAGATGGATCAGACCTATGAGTACATGAGACCAGCCATGAGATCAGGTATGATTACAACAGGAATGTTCATGGCCGCAGGATCTGTGGGAGACTTATCTCAATGTAATCCTCTAAGGGATATGATCCTTAACCCTACATCAAAAGACATTTATGCTGTTGAAACAAATCTAATAGATGCAAAAGGTACTATAGGTATGTCAGGATTATTTATTCCTGAGCAGTGGTCTATGCCACCACATATTGATGAGTATGGTAATTCACTTGTAGAAGAAGCATTACAAGCTTTAGATGAACAGTTTGCTAAATGGAAAAATGAGTTATCCCCAGAAGATTACCAATTAAGAATATCTCAGCATCCTAGAAATATTGAAGAAGCATTTGCACACAGAACTGTATCTGTATTCCCAACACATTTACTTACTGCACAACAAAGAAGAATTGAAGATAAAGAATATGGTTATGAGTTCTTAGATATTAGTACAGATGAGAATGGAAAACCAGTAGTAAAAGCATCTAATAAACAACCAATTAAAGAGTTTCCAATGACCAAGAAGACTGAAGATAAAACAGGATGTCTTGTCGTATGGGAAAGACCAGTAGCTGAACCATCATTTGGTCAGTACTATGCATCTATTGACCCCGTGTCAGAAGGTAAGACAACTACCTCAGAATCATTATGTTCTATATATGTTATGAAAGCTCCTATAGAGGTAACTAAAATAACTGGAACAGAGACAGAAACTTATATAGAACCAGATAAAATTGTAGCAGCTTGGTGTGGTAGATATGATGATATAAATAAAACACATCAAAAACTTGAGTTAATTATTGAATGGTACAATGCTTGGACTGTTATTGAGAATAACATTTCATTATTTATTCAGTATATGATGTCAAGAAAAAAACAAAGATACTTGGTACCTAAAAGCCAAATCATGTTCTTAAAAGATCTTGGTGCAAATGCTAACGTCTTCCAGGAGTATGGTTGGAAAAATACTGGAACATTATTTAAAGCTCACTTATTAAGTTATGCTATTGAATACTGTAAAGAAGAACTTGATGTAGAAACTAAAGCTGATGGTACAATTGTACGTACAAAATATGGCATTGAAAGAATTCCTGATCAAATGTTACTCCAAGAGATGAGAGAGTATGCACCAGGAGTCAATGTGGATAGGTTAGTTTCTTTTGCTGCATTGGTTGCATTCATGAGGATACAACAAACAAATAGAGGTTATACTAAAAAAGTAATCATGGATGATACTGCCAAAAACTTGCAAAAGTCAGAAAATTTGTTTAAATTAAATAAGAGTATGTTTAGACACATGGGTGGTGGAAAAACCAATATGCTCAATAGTGGATTCAAAAAATCTGCATTTAAAAATATTAAATAATAAGTTATGCAAATAATAAACGCATTACAGGCTAAGAAAGGTGCTAAGACTGAACAAAACAGGATGGGTAGTATTACCCAACCATTACAGTTTATTCCTAAAAAAGATAAAACTGAGGAATGGGCAGCTTGGAATCTTGATTGGTTGGAGTGGCAAGGATTGAAACAAATCCGTAGAAATGCTAGAAGACTAATGAAGAATTATAAATTAGCAAAAGGTATTATTGATAGAACAGATTATATTATTGAAGAAAACAATGAGTATAGAGATATAGTAGAAACTCTTGTACAAGACGATTACTCAGCATTAGAATTAAAATTTTATCCAATCATTCCAAATGTTATCAATGTCTTAGTGGCTGAATTTGCTAAGAGATCTACTAAATTAACATATAGAGCTATTGATGATTTTTCTTACAATGAAATGCTTGAACAAAAAAGAGCACAAGTAGAAGAAACATTAATGACAGATGCTCAAACAAAAATAGTTGCAGCAATGTTAGAACAAGGACTTGATCCTGAATCTGAAGAAGCAAAACAACAACTAGCACCTGATGCTATAAAACAACTACCACAAATTGAACAGTTCTTTAAGAAAGATTACCGTTCTATGGTAGAACAATGGGCTTCTCATCAACATGCTGTAGATGTAGAAAGATTTAGAATGGATGAGCTAGAGGAAAGAGGTTTCCGTGATATGCTTATTACAGACAGAGAATTCTGGCATTTTCAAATGATGGAAGATGATTATGAAGTAGAGTTATGGAATCCTGTTCTTACCTTCTATCACAAGTCTCCAGATATTAGATATATTTCTCAATCAAATTGGGTAGGTAAAACAGATATGTTTACTGTATCAGATGTTATTGATAAGTATGGTCACGTTCTTACAGAAGAACAACATGAGGCCTTAGAGAATGTATATCCAATTAGATCAGCAGGATATAACATTGGAGGTGTTCAAAATGATGGTTCATTTTATGATGGTACTAAATCACATGACTGGAATACAAACATGCCATCATTAGGAATGAGACAATATACATCTTTTATGGCTGGTAATATACTAGATGGTGCAGATGTTATTAGTCAAATCTTAGCTGAAGGAGAAGACTATTATGATCAAGGTACTGCTTATTTACTTAGAGTAACTACTGGATACTGGAAGTCTCAAAAGAAAATTGGACACTTAGTTAAGATTACTGAAGAAGGGGAAGTGTCGAATGACATAATATCTGAAGATTACACAATTACAGATAAA